ACATGCAGCTATCTTGCTCGGGTAACCGGTGATGGACCTACATTAATAGAGGGGGGTTAGGGGCAAGTCCCCCGCCCCCTTTTTTTAGGAGTAAATACATGCAGAAACTTAAATCCCCGACCCCTAACCGAAAAGGGGAATATGAAATTCATGCTGTGCCCAGTCGTCGGGTGGACGCTTTAAAAGCGCTTGGCTGGACCGAGGTTAAGCCGGAAAAGGAAAAACCTAAGAAGACCCTGAAAAAGACTAAGTACAGTAGGGAGAAAAGTGCGTGACTGGATACAGCACCACCTGAACCCGCTGCACGTTTACTGCCGTCTGTGCTGTGCGAGAGTGCCGCAACCGGTGGCTAAAAACATTGCTCTGAAATATGAATGGATATGGCGGATGCTGCATGGCTGATCTGGCGGACCGGGCGCAACTGTATCAACAGGCCGCGCTAGACGAATTGATGACCGCCCGGGAAATGTCTTGGTCGCAGGCTCCGACGGAATCGGCATGGTTCTGCGCTGAATGTGGTTTCCCGATTCCGGAACCGCGCCGCCGGGCCGTGCCTGGATCGTGAGGATACAACCGAATTGCTGAACTACCTGGACACTTTAGAACATAGCGAATGCTACTATTGAGGAGCATGGCATGGCACTGACACTTATAGTTGAAGATGGCTCTATTGTGGCCGGGGCAAACACCTGGATTAGCATGGAAGATGCCGAGTCTTACATGGAGGCACGTCTACATACTACGACATGGGACGACGCCACGGACCCGGACAAACGGGCGGCATTGGTCCAGGCGGCACGGATAATGGGCAGTTATGTTGACTGGCTGGGCTGGCTCACAGACGAAGATCAGGCGCTAAAGTGGCCGCGTTGGGGCATTTGCTACGACGGTACGCAATATTGGACTTGCTCCGGCCTATGGCTAACAGATGAGCGGGTTTATACCGTAAGCGAGGACTCCATCCCTCAAGCCGTTGTTGACGCACAATGTGAGCTTGCCCTGCACCTGCTTAGCTCGGACACGCAGGCCGTACCGGATACCGCCGGGTTTAGTGAGATTGAGGTGGAAGGGGCGGTATCTCTGAAGGTGGATAAGCAGGACCGGACCGGCACAATCCCGGTCCATGTGTGGGACATGATCCGGCACTTTGGCAGTCGCAAGAGCGGCGCAAACGTGCAGTTGATGAGGGGTTAAGATGAGCCTCCGCGCAATAGCCGAAAACGCTACCCGAACCGGGTTTAAAGTAGCTGGTGACATCCCAGTCACTTGCAGCGTCACCCGGACCACCGGGCAAACCTATGATCCGGTAACGGACACATACACCGGGGGCACAGCCACGGACTATGAGTTTGAAGGCATTATGTCCACGGACACCCGGCAGTTCCGGGAGGGATCGACTGTCCAGGCCGGGGATATGCGGCTAATGGTGAGGCAGGCTGAGGTAGAGATTACCCCGGAGTTGGGTGAAACAGTAACGGTAGACGGTACGGATTGGCAGATTGTGAACTACATGCAAGACGCAGCCGGGGCCACGTACCGTATGCAAGTCAGGCGATAACATGGCAATGGATCGCATGTATGACAGCGCAGTGGCCTTTGAGCGGGCCTTAGACGCCCTGGCAGACGCGGCCACGGACAATGCAAGCCAAGTTATCCGTAAGACATTGATCGACCTATGGCAGGGCATTGTGGACATGACCCCGGTTGATACCGGACGGCTCCGGGCGGGTTGGTCCCTATCTCCCAATTTTGACCCCACGGACAAACCGGCAGAGGGCGAAGCGGGCTATCCCGTACCTAAGCCTCAAGACCCTGGACATGCGCAAAACTGGAATTGGAGCCTTTACAACAATATTGAATATGCCTCTGTGATCGAGGACGGCCACAGCCAGCAAGCACCGCAGGGCATGGTTGCCGCTAATCTCCAAAGTTTTGCAGACCACCTTCGCAAAAACATTCAAGGTAGCGAGTATTGGGATGACGCCTAAAGAAATCGAGGCCGCACTGCGGCAATACTTTTACACAAACTGGGATGCTACCCCGGTGGCTTGGCCGAATAGAGACTACACGCCAACCACGGGCACGGCCTGGGTGCGGTTTTATCCGGTATTAGGCGATACGTTCAGTGACGAAGTAGGTGGCACCGGTGGCGAGGCCGGGCATCGTAATCTGGTGCTCAAAATACAGGTATTTACCCCGCTGGACTCCGGCACAGTTGCCGGGGCGGACCTAGCCGGGCAGATCGAATCACTGTTCCGGCGGCAAAACATAAGCGGGGTCTATATAGACGAGCCTTACACCAACTATAACGGCTCAGACGGCGCATGGTATCAACAAACAGTAAACATACCCGGATGGGCCTGGGTATAAACAATCTATGAGGTAGAAAGTATGAGTACGAACATTGCGATTGCCAGAAACCAAAAGATCCTGGCTGTCAAGGAAAGCACCAGAGGCACATTGGCCTTCCCCGCTACCGATGGGTCTGCTGTGGAAATTGTCGCAGCCGGGGCTGGGGAAATGAACCAAAACCCCAACTTCAGTAACAGCAACGAAATCCGCAATACCAGGGACGTGCTCGACCGCTTTGTTGATGCCCGTCCGGCTGGATCGTGGAGTTTCCCCACTTACATGCGGCCCTCCGGCACGGCTGGAGATGTGCCCCAGGATGACATTCTCTATGAGTCTTGGTTTGGTAGTAAGACGGTAAACGCGGGGACATCGGTAGCCTACACGCAAGCATTAACCAAGCCCAGTTTTAGCCTTTGGATGCTACGTGATCATACCTGTTTTTTCGCTAAAGGATGCGTAGCAAATCAGTTCAATCCCACAGTCAACAACCAAGGTGGTGTGACGCAGAATTGGTCTGGTGGATTTATGTGGCTCGGATGGGTCGGGACCGATACCGTGGCCTCAGACTCTGCTGCTGATGATACTATTACGGTTAATGAACCCAAGAAATTCTGTGTTGGTGGGCGAATTCAGAACACAACAACAGGGGAAGATAATAGCGGAGAAGGATATGAAATCACTGCTGTTGACTACACTACGGGTGAAATAACTCTTGGGACAGCCCTTACAACTGCCTGGTCAACGGATGATGTGATTGCCCCATTCTTGCCCTCTACAACTACAGTTGGTGAACCTCTCGCAAACAGGCTCACAACGATTGATATTGGGTCTGATACCAGCAAAAAGATACAGAGCATGAGCCTTACCCTAAATGATGCAGCGTCCTTCATTGAAGACGAAATAACAACGGAAGGCCACCCTACTGATTATTTGGAGACAGAACGCGACTTGAGTGGGTCTATTGACCTGTATTTTCGCAAGGCAGACCTCGCATATTTTCGCGATGGTTTTGAAGACACTGAACTTGATGTGTCTATCAACTTTGGTAACACAGCGGGGGCGCAAGCTGTTCTTAATATGCCTCAAACATCCATTGAGGTTCCAACAGTTTCAACTAATGCTCCTGCTATTAACCTTTCTATTGGCATAATAGCTTTAGGCAGTTCAGGAGAAGACAGCTGTAGTTTGACGTTTACATGATGTAAACATATAATATAACCACAATGCTTATGCGGGATAGGTGGACGCACTGAAAGCTGGGATAGGCTCCAGTTTCCCGCATATAAAAAAGCCTGCCTTATGCCTGGAGGCTGCATATGCCAAAAAAGGAAGACTTGACCGGGAGAGACTTCGGGAGACTGCATGTTATTGGAGAAAGCGAGAACCGGAAGGGGAGAGCCGTTCATTGGTGGTGTCAGTGCAGATGCGGAGAACTGACCTGCGTTGCAGCAAATAACCTAAAAAGCGGAGCTTCTAAAAGCTGTGGGTGCTTAAGGGAAGAACAAAGAAAGAAACGATGCACAAAGCATGGGCAGAAGAAGGTTGGGCAGGTCACAAAGATATATAATATTTGGCTCTCCATGATGCAAAGATGTTACAATCCCAAATGCTCTTCCTATAAAAATTATGGGCAAAGAGGAATATCGGTTTGTGGCAGGTGGCACAGCTTCGAAAATTTTTATGCTGACATGGGTGACAAGCCAAAAGGCAAATCTCTTGATAGAAGAGATAATAACGTGGGCTATAATCCAGAAAACGTAGTTTGGGCCACAATGCATGAGCAAGCACAAAACCGAAGAGCTAAGGGGTGTTATTTCTCGAAAAAACAAAACAAATGGATGTCTGTTATAACCAGGAATGGAGAAACTTTTTACTTGGGGCGATATGAACAAGAGCATGAAGCTAAGGAGGCATATCGTAAAGCAAGCGATTGCTTTAAGTCTGATCCTGATAGATTTTACAGTAAGTACGGTAAAAAGAGAAAGGTCAAGGGGTATTCATGGTGCAACCAGAGGCAAAAATGGTGTGCTCACATAAAGCACAAAGGTAAACAGAAAAACCTTGGCCGCTTTGAAACAGAATCTGAGGCCCGCTCTGCTTACCTAAAGGCTAAGGCAGAGATTTGCATAGCTAAACCCCCCAGCCGCCAGGGATAGCCACAGGCGACACGACGTGAATCTCCCGGCACGTCTTCCCTGGCGCACAATACCGGGAGCAACCATAACCGTACCGGGAGAGATAGTATGGCTTTGAAGCTGAACAAGAATGAGAACCAGACCTATTGGATTGAAGTCGAAGGCGGGTGGTTTGAAATAGCCCCCATGTCACTATCCGAAGAAAGTCGGATGCGGAAACAGTTTACTCGCATGAAGCGCGGGCAGGAAGAAATTGACACTACGGCACTAATGAAAGCCCGCTTTAACCGGGTAGTAAAGAACTGGAAAGACATTGAGTTGAACCACGACACCAATCCGGAGTGCAATCAAGAGAACAAGAACTACATCGTGGAATGGTTCACCGACGTTGCTACCGAGGTCTTGATCCAGGCGAATGACATCCGAGACGAAAACGAAAAGGTGGAAGATGAGAACCTGGGGGAGTAATAGCATGGCAGAAAACACTTATGGCCGGGGGTCTGTCATGCGAAGAATGTCAAGTTGCTTATGCCGAGGCCGGAGATGATCCACCTTGCGAAGAGTGCGGGCAGGTCGATTTATTGGCCGCAAACTCACTTGCATGGGACGTGTGGTCCATCCTCAACCGTTTTGACCGGCCAATTCAAATAGGTATGGAGGGCGCAATCTACTTGCATCTCCCATACATAACAATGCGGCAAACCATACAGGCCCACGAGGGCACGGAACGGGATTTAGCCAAGGTTATGCGGATAGAACAGGAAATGCTGCCCTTCATCCAGGAACAAAGACAAAAGCAGGCCGAGAGGTAAAAATGCCCGGCATACGATTAAATATTGATGCAAGCCAAGCAAGGCAAGCTGAACGCACCGCTAAGGGTGCTTTTAGTGGCATCGGCCAAAGCGCTAAGGAAACGGAAAATAAAGTTGATCGTATGGGCCGAGCCTTGGGTATGGAACGTTATGCCAATGCATTGCGTGGTAGTGCATCCAAAGTTGATAGAAGTTTAGCAAGTATGCGCCGGGGGGTTAATAACCTAATAGGAAAAGTTGTTTCCTTGCAAGGGGCTTTGGTTGGGTTGGGCGGTGCTTTAGTTATCAGAAAGACGCTTATTTCTTTTTCTGAATTAGAGCAGGGATTAATTGAAGTGCAGAAAACCACAGGAATGGCTGATGCTGAAATAGCCCAACTTAAAACCCAAATCCATGAAATAGGACAAGAAGTTCCAGTTGCTACAACCAGATTGTTGGAAATAGCCGGGGCTGCGGGGCAGTTGGGCGTTAAAGGCGTTAAGAACGTTCGGCTTTTTACTGAAACACTGGCTAAAATGGAAGTCGCTTCCGATATTGTAGGGGCTGAAGGGGCCAAGGCTCTTGCTAGATTATTGAATACTGCCGGTGAAAGTATGGATAAAGTAGATGAACTGGGAAGCGTAATTGTTGCCCTGGGCAATAATGCCGCCGCTAGTGAGTCCGAGATAGTAAAAATGGCATCTGAAATTGGCCGGGCCACTGCTGCATTTGAAGTATCGTCTGACCAAGTGGTTGCCTATGGCGCGGCGTTAAAAAGCATGGGGGCAAGGGCCGAGTTGTCCGGCTCAGCTATTGGCCGCATGATGATAATGATTGAGAAGGCATCTATATCAGGCGGTGAGCAATTACAAAAACTAGCAAATATGGCGGGCATGACTGCAAACAAGTTCAAGTCTGCGTTTGAAAAAGATGCTGCCAGTGCATTAAATGCCCTTTTACGCGGCATGAATCGCATGGTCACAGATGAAGGGCGCAAAGCGGTTGGTCTTTTAGGTGACCTTGGATTAAATAGCATGGAAGTTGTGAAGGGAATTACCCCGCTTATATCTAATATTGAAGAATTAGATAATGCTTTCAACATCGCCAATGATGAGATGGAAGATTCTAATGCCCTTACAAGAGAAGCATTTGAGGCGTCTAAATCTTTCTCTTCACAGATGCAAATGACTTGGAACGCAGTGGATAAAGTGGCGGCTGAAGTCGGTAAGGCGTTAGCTCCGGCCATTGTAGACATGACTAAAGATTTTAGAGACTGGGTAGATGAGAATGACAAATTTATCAAGCAGGATATACCAAATGAAATAGAAAATATGGCTGATCGGGTGTTAGACCTAAAAGATAGCATGTCCGATTTAGTAAATTCCAGCGAATTTCAAACCTTCATGGACAACTGGGAAATGATTGCCGGTGCTGCGATCGGCTACCGGCTAGGAGGCTGGAAAGGCGCCATCACAATGGCCGCTGGTGCAGATATATTTTCCCGTGCTAAAGATATTGCCAGTGAAACCGGGCAAGATGCAACAGATCCTAAGGTATTGGCTCAAGTTCTTGGATTTACAGATTCTGCGGCTTCGCCTTCAGGACGTTGGCAAATTGATCCTCGTGCAGAACATCCGGATGCCGACAGGCTTCGCCGTTTCCGGAGGGAACAAGAAAAAAATCAAAAATTATTAGATTTGTACCGTAATCCTGATTATGGGCTTGACGATTTAAACCCCGATAAAAACGGTAATAGCGGTAACAGCGGCAACGGAGGCAATGGCGGTGGTGGGGGTGAATCCGAAAAAGAGCGTCTTGCCCGTATTAATGCCGAGCATGAAGAGAACCTGCGGCTGCTCGATGCAATCAGCTATAAAACTGCATTAGCTAATCAACAAGAGACAGAGAAGCAAAAACGCCTGGAAGAGTTCGAGAAAAAATATTCCAATGCTTACCAGAACATGATTGAAAAGCACGATACCTGGGTTGATGGTGCAAAGGCTGGTTTCGATGAATACGCTAACAGCGCCATGAATACTATGCAGCAAGTGAACAACATCGTTTACAGCTCATTTCGCAGCATGGAAGATAGCCTCGTGGACTTTGTAATGACGGGTAAATTTGAGTGGCGCGATATGGTCAATTCCATGCTTGAAGATTGGACGCGGTTGATGGTCCGGCAGTCGGTTACCGGGCCGTTGGCGAAGGCTGGCAGTAGTATGTTGTCAAGCCTGTTTAGCAGTTATATGGGCGGCGGCACTACATCAGGCGGGCTTTCAACATCAAGCAATTTTATCAGTAGTAGCGGTGGACATTTAAACGCTTATGCAAGCGGTGGGCTAATTAATGAGCCGGTATTCGGCATGGGCCAAAAAACGGGCGAGAACTACTTAATTGGCGAATCCGGTCCGGAGTATGTGACACCGGCCAGGCAGATGCAAAGCCAATCTCCGCCCCCGATAACTGTGCAAGTAATAAATAAAACCGGCGAAAAAGCCGATGCAAAGCAGGGGCAAACCAAATGGGATGGCGAAAAGTGGGTTATGTCCATTGTGCTGGATGCCGCTAATAGAAACAAAGGCGGCTTTGGTAAAAATCTAAGTGCCGCCCTGCAAAAACAAGGATAAATTATGGCAACGTGGCCGGATATAGTGGCCCCTTCAGGGCTTAACGAAGAGAAAATAAAGGGCCAGATCAAAAATGATTTTGAAAGTGGGTATGTGTCCTCCAGGGCGAAATGGACTAGATCGCGTAAAAAGTTTGAACTGTCTTGGGATGCCATGAGTTCCACGGACAAGGCCACGTTAGAGACATTTTTTGATGTCAACTTAGGGGATACTTTTACTTGGACGCATCCTTCGGAGAACGCAGATTATACAGTGCGGTTCTCTGAAGACACTATAAACGCCGACTACAAAAAAGGATCAATCGGTTATTGGCAAGTATCGTTAGTCTTGGAGGAAGCATAAATGCCACTTAGAATATCTACAGAAGCTCTGTACGAAAAGAACAAAATATCTAGTAGTGACCCGTGGCTTCTTCTTTTAGAAATACTTTATCCGGGCGAAGACCCTATCCGGGTTGTCTGGAATAATGAAGACATTATTTGGGACGGTGAAACCTGGATGGCTGCCGCATTTTCACTCGGAGACATAGAGGACACGAAAGACGGGGAAATCCCGGAGGTGTCTTTGGGCGTTGTGGATATTGAGCGAAAACTGACGCCCATTTTAGATCAATATTCAGGTGGAATCGGGGCATCAGTCATAATCCGTATTGTCCACTCTGCCCATCTTGATGTAACAACGCCGGAATATGAAGATGAGATGGAAATTATCGACGTTACCATAGACCATCAGAACAAGATCAAATTCAAACTAGGGGCAGAAAATCTTTCCAACTTTCGCTGCCCGCCCAACCGTTTTCTGCGGGGCCATTGTCGATACAAAGAATTTAAAGGATCTGAATGTGGATACGCAGGGGAAGAAACAGAGTGTAACAGAACTTTTGAACGGTGCCGGGAACTTGGAAATCAGTCCCGCTTTGGCGGTTTCCCCGGTGTCGGCAATCTGGGATATTTTACATGAATGATTTAATAGGACTTCCATATATAGACGGTGGGCGTGGACCTGACGCTTACGATTGTTGGGGCCTGGTTCGAGAAGTCTACCGCAGACACGGAATTGAAATCCCTGATTATTCCATTAGTGCCGAGGCGTGCGCAGAAATTTCCCAGCGGGTAAATGATGAATGGTTAGCGGGTAAAAAGTGGCAGGAGTTACTTGCCCCGGAAACACCTTGTCTTGTAGTCATCCGAGTACATCCTAAGTTTGTCTCACACCTGGGAGTATATATCGGATACGGTAAATTTATTCATGTTCTAAAGACAGTTCAAGTTGATAGAGTAAGCGACCCTAAGTGGGCCAAAAGGATACAGGCGTATGGTAGATACACAGGATAGCATCCGCTTCGTTGTAATATATAATCCGCTGCGTCCAGAAGACCGTAAGATATTTGATGCGGAATATAAACCGGGCGATGCTGTCATTCATTATCTGGGCGATATTGAATTACCAGATAAGTCTGATCTGGTCGCTGCAATAAACGGAAATGTTGTTGATCCGTATAAGGCGTGCCCACGTCCTGGGGATATAGTTTCTGTGTCCGTTGAATTTGAAGCAGGCGCTATTGCAACTGCTGTTGTTGGTTCTACTTTGTCGGCAGCTATTGCTGCTGGAGCAGTAATGACCGCTATTGCTTGGACTGCTGTGTATATTGTAGCCACGGTCGCTATCGGATGGGGTATGTCCAAACTGGCTAGTATGCTGAATAATTCAGAAAAGCCGGATATGGGCAGTATTGGAAGTGATGGCGCAACTTCCCCAACATATGGGTGGGGACCGCTACGGCAAACCACCACGGAAGGCAATCCCATTCCCATCTTGTTCGGTACGCACCGGATAGCAGGGCAAGTAATCAACAAGTACACAGAAGTACGAGACGACAATAAAGAATATTATAATGCACTACTAGCCATAAACGACGGGCAAATTGACGCTATATCAGACATAATGATTAACGACCAGCCGGTTGCCTATTATAAAAATGTGGAGACTTATATCCGGCTAGGCACGTTAAATGACGACCCGATTTCTGAATTTACCGACATAGTAACGCATCGTGATCTTGCCATTCGGTTGTCTACTGATTGGATAACGCAAGAAACTGACGGCAACCAAGTTGAAGCTATAAAAATAGTTTTTGTCTGCCCCAATGGTCTTTACAGGACAAATGACAAAGGCGGGCTTGATAGTCGTTCCGTCACTTTAAATATCGAGTACCGAGTTAAGGGGGCGGCAACTTGGACAGAATATGACAGCTATCGTATTAACGGCAAAACTACTTCTGCTATCCGGCGCAGCATAACAATCGATGATCTTAACCCAAGTCAGTATGAAATAAGAATCCGCCGGACGGCCTCAGAGTCAAGTTCATTCAAAGAATGTACTAAAACCTATTGGTACGCACTTAAAGAAATAATCCATGAGAACTTGATTTATCCGGGCATTGCCAAATACGGAGTAAAAGCTCTTGCTACGGATCAGCTTTCTAACAGTGAACCGCGTTTATCTGCCACGGCAACTCGCAATACAATCTCTGCATACAATCCCCACACGTCTACTTGGGAAGCAAAACCAGCGTCTAACCCTGCATGGATGTGTTATTCTATTTTGAATGAATATTCCCAGATAAATCACAATCGCATTATATATGATGATTTTGACGAATGGGCAGCTTATTGTAACGAACAGATAGATAGCGAACCTCGTTTTACCGCAGGCATTTATATAGACAATATGTCTAATTCCTGGGAAGTTCTGGACAGAATTGCAAATATCGCTCGTGGCCGGATAATTCGCAAGGGATCTAAATATGGCGTTTTTGTTGATAAGCCGGAAACGACTGTATCCCATTTGTTTACTGTCGGGAATATAATCGAAGAGACATTCAATTTGATGTATCTTCCGCAGAAAGACCGGGCAAATGCTGTCGAAGTCACTTATGTTGACCCGGATCGGGACTATACTAATCAAGTGGCCGCTGTTTACTCTAATGATTATGTAGACAGCACTACCACCCCGAAAAAAACCAGCATCAAGATAAACGCCGCTATTCCTCGGGCACAGGCAGTTAGACAAGCCGCATTTTATCTCAACTCAAATAAATATCTTGTCCGAGTGATAGAATTTGAAGCGGCAGCGGATTCTTTTACTGCCCAACTTGGCGACTTAGTTTATTTTCAACATTTTATTCCCCAATATGATGAGCGCTTAGGCGGGCGAGTAGTTGACGCCGGAAATGATGATGGAAGTGGTAATCCTTATGTCCAGTTAGATCAGGAGATAACACTAGAGGCCGGGACTAACTACGGTATTTTGGTTCGCTTGAATGATGATTCTCTTGTTGAAAAAGCCCTGCAAGTTCAGGCGTCAACTATAACTACGGACACCCTTCTTTTACAATCAGATTGGTCAGAAATTCCGCAACAATATGACCTCTACGCCTTTGGCCCGGCAGACACATATAAAAAGCCGTACCGGATTACGAATATCACCAGGGCTCAAGACCTTACCCGGCGCATCACCCTAATGGAGTATGTTGAGGAAATATATAATGATACTAGCTATATTATAGAGATACCCACCTGGGATGATGCCGTTGTCCAAGAAGCTACACAAGTATCCACAGAAGAGTTCCTGACAGTATCCAAATCCGGGGACTATCAAAGCAATATAAATGTTTCATGGAACGCATCGACTGAAAATGTAGGCTCAAATTGGGATGTTTGGCTAGTAGATGAAAGTTTATCCTCATATTGGGAGGACGCGACGTTTGAAGACGAAACTTTTGCCGAGACAGTAGAACAGCCCGGTCTTTGGCACGCTGGCCGGTCTGCGGATATGTCTTTTAAAATAGGGCCGGATCGTCTGTCACTTAACAACGAATACACCGTTATTGTTTCGCCAGCAGGGGAAGCCCCCACAGACACCGGGGGAAATTCATCCAGGATCAAAATTTTAGGCAAACTTGCCCCGCCCAATGATGTTACTACTTTTTCCGGTACTTGGAACTCTATCAAGCGCACAGTGAATTTTGTCTGGACCGAAGTCGATAATGTCGATGCCAGCCACTACGAAATTCGCCACGGGTCGTCTTGGGAAGATGGAACGGTAGTAGTTAAAGCCGCTCAATCCGGATCGGCCTCTATTGCGATAGACGAAGGAGTATCTGAAACAAGGCAGTACTGGATTAAAGCGGTTGATACTAGCGGGATTTATTCGGAAAATGCGACGGAGGCACAGGTTGCCATAAATACTTCTGAGTGCCCGTTGCTTATTCCAAGTAATCTTGAATTAACAACTCAAAGTTCTATTGCAAATGACGGTACAGATCAATCATCTATATTGGCAACATGGAACAACAATGCTGAAGTAAACGACAATTTTCATCACTATACGTTGTTGCTTGAGGACATGGCGTCCGGCCACAAGTCGGAGTTTTCGACCAAAGAAACGCAATATCAATGGCAACTGTCTCCGAATAAACAATATGGCGTGTCTGTCCAAGCCGTAGACGTGTCTGGGAATGAGACAAGTTATAGTTCACAGGTAACAATAACTACGGCAAAGGATGATAACGCTCCATCTGTCCCTGCTTGGCAAGTAACCGCACTTGTGCCTGGATTTAAAACTATTGGCCTGCGTTGGGTCAAAAACTCTGAACCTGATTTATCCCATTATGTTGTCGAGCGGTCTACTACGGGAGATTTTACCGGGGAAGAAATAGACCTCGGAAATAAAGACGGAAATTTCACTACTGACACAGATTTGGCTGTCAGTACAGAATACTTCTACCGTATCAAGGCAGTTGACACCTCCGGCAATGCGTCAGGATGGTCCACAATTAAAAGTGCGACTACACTACAAGTCGGGCAAGCTGATATAGCCTACAACTCTATTATTGCCGATCATATAGATGTCACGAATCTAGCCGCAATAAACGCCAACCTGGGAACTATAACTGCCGGACTTCTTCAATCACAGAATTGGGGAACTGATGCCGGGATGGAAATTGATCTTAATAATGAGATGTTTACTATTGGTGGGTCGGATAGTCCTGATTTATATTTTGATGGAACTACACTATCCATAAATGGAGATATAACTAGTGCCAAAGCAAACGGTGAAACTTTAATTTCAGGTGGATATATAAACACTACCTTGTTACGAGTAGATACGGCAGAAATAGTAGATGCAGCGATAACCAATGCTAAAATAAACAACGCTGCAATTACTGAAGCTAAAATAGATTCAGCAGCAATAACCAATGCTAAAATAGCTGATGCTGCTATAACTGATGCCAAGATTGACAAGTATATATTAGGCAAATCCGGAACTACTTTTCCTACATCACCAACTGCTGGAGAAGTTTTTTATCGCACGGATTTAAATAAAACATTTAGATATGATGCGACAAATGTTAAATGGATACCCGTAGACTATTTAGATGATTCTAATAGAATAGCAGACGGAACAATTGTAAATGCTAATATTGCCGATGCTTCTATTTCTAGTGCAAAGATTCAAAATTTAGCTGTTGATACAGCTAAGATAAAAGATTTGTCAGTTGATACAATAAAAATAGCAGATGGGGCGGTCACCACTTCTGAATATAATT